TATACGTCCCGCGCAGCTTCAAACCGCTGCGGATCAAGCGCCGGATAATTAGCAAGAAGCCAACGGTTCTTGTCGCCTATACTAAATTCATCCCAACCAGTCGGAAGTCTCAGCCCTTCTGTGTTAGCTCGTAGCCAACGGAACGCTTCGTTAGGACCGGCAGCTTCAATTTGAGTGTAAAAGTTAGAAGGGGGTGTTGCGACAATACCCGAAAAGTCTTGCTCTGCACGCCCTCCACCACTGCCACTGCCCGAACTAGACCCTGTTCCACTACGGTATACGTCCCGCGCAGCTTCAAACCGCTGCGGATCAAGCGCCGGATAATTAGCAAGAAGCCAACGGTTCTTGTCGCCTATACTAAATTCATCCCAACCAGTCGGAAGTCTCAGCCCTTCTGTGTTAGAGCGGAGCCACCGCCATGCTTCGGAAGGACCGGCGGTTTCAATCTGACTATAGAAGTTAGTGGGAAGCGCCGCTGGCTGTACAGCCGTATTAGCCGTATTAGCCGTATTAGCCGTATTAGCCGTATTAGCCGTATTAGCCGTATTAGCCGTATTAGCCGTATTAGCCGTATTAGCCGTATTAGCCGTAAGGGGGTTATACCCAGTCAGGGTCGAAAGTCCAAAATTAGGAACATCCCCAATCGCTGCTTGGATTTGCGCTAACTGTTCGGGGGTATAATTAAAAGGCGCAGTGGAAGTAGAGGTAGAACCGCCATCAGCGAAACGACGCACATGACCACCAGAAGCAGCATACTGCGTCTCATCTTCCATGCCGGGATAGGGGGATACATATTCTCCCTCGTTCCACCCCTGCCCTTCAAAGACGCCGCTTTCCGGATTGTATGTGCCGGGACGCCACAGAGGCTGACCGCCTTTACCGACGTAGAACTTCGATCCACCCGACGTTCCTTTGGGCACGTCATACTCAGGAGGCTGCATCATGTCTGCAATGGTCGGAGCCGCCGCTGCAGCCAGACCAAGTTTCCCAAGCGGCATGGCTTGGGTAAATGCTTTGAGGCCACCCTCTTTAACAAGGTTAGCAGCGCCTTGCTTCATGGCTTCGCCAGTTATGGCGGGTTTAGCCCCTGCTTCCGTAGCAGCAGATAGAAACGCTTCTCCACCTACACCCGGCGAAAGACTTGTGAGCGCCGACGCAATACCCGATCCACCAAACCCACCCAACGCGCCAAGGCCCGCCCGCATCAGAAGAGACTGATCCTTATCACCCGTCAGCGCACCGGTAGCCGCCCCTGCCACAGTCGGGAGGAGCCAAGGGAGCGACATGCCCGCAGTAAATGGAGCAAGGGCAAGGCCAACAACCGTAGGCAGAAGGCTTTTCAAAAACCCTGCTTCTGCAAGGCCGGTCTCCGGGTTGATCGTCAGGGAGCCACCGTGCGCCATGGCAAGAGCTTGCAGCCCCTGAACTTCGCCGGGAGTCATGTGGACCAGAACAGAGTCTTCGCCCCGACCGAGAGAGGCTAGACCTTGGGCGGTTTGGCGAGCGTCTTTCATGTGACCCCTCTCAAATTGCTACGCCAGATATTAACACGGCACAGTCTGGCTACACAGTCAAGTTATAGAACGTCAATGCACCAATGCAGGTATTGCTCGCCCCTGACAGAGTCCTTGCCGCAAGAGTGTAGGTATCGCTCACCCCCGCCAGAGACACGCCCAGTTGGAGATCAAGGTTGTAACCCGTAGGTGCTGACAGAGTACTTTGGGCTTGGTTGCTAGCCGTAGCATAGGCACTCTGTACGATACTGTCTGCGGTCGGGGTGATGGAGTTAGCCGACGCCCCGGTGTCCACGTCCACCTGCCCGCTACAAAGGGTTGAGCCCCATGTCGCCCCAGTCAGGGTGGCGTTCCGGACCAAGACAATCTCGTAGTTTGCCGACCCGATAGGTAGGAACTGGAAGGTATACGGAACGACTACCGCACCCAAATAACTAGAATTCAAACGTATTGAGACGATAGGGTAAAAAGTGGCTGCCAAAGTTAACGTAACAGCCGACGTAGGCCGGGCAACAAAAGGCTGGGAGGACTGTTCATAGCCCCCTTCCGAGATCACCGTGGAGCAAATCTGCTGCAGGGTCGCCGCCGAGGCCGTGGTTCCCGTGGTAAAGATCTCGTTACGCAGAGGCAGGATCGCCGTCTGCATATAGACCACAGTGCCGACGTTGGCGTTATAGAACTCATGCGCGGTATAGAAGGTTCCATTTATAACGAAACCACATTTGACTACCCCGACGCCCAGCCATTCGATGTTAAAGAACAGGATCTGCGTCTTGGTCAGGTCAAGCGTGATCCCGCTGGGGCCTGTTCCGTTGAATTGATCGACGTTCCATTGGGCCTGCGTGGCAAACCGGGCATTGCTCACCGTGCCGCCCGTGTACGTACGAATGACAAACGAAATCGTCGTCCCGGACTGCTCCAGATAGATCCCGTTATTGTCATTGAACAAGCCAACGCGCTGCGTCAGGTTGGTCTGCGGCGCTGCCATGGAGAACGTCTGCAGCGTCAGGAATGATTTTCCCGGCTGATACATGAAGGACCGATAGCTCTGCGTCCTTGCCGTCGATCCCGAGCTTGTAGTGACTGCTAGCGCCAAGGCGCTCTGGTTAGTAACGAAAGTAACCGTGCCACCCGTTGCCGTAGACGTATCATAGGCAGAGTCTTTGGCGAACCGGTTCTGGCTGTCAAAGAGCGTGTAGGGCTGCGAGATCCGCAGACGCCCAAACGAGTCGAGCGTGTTACCGCCAAACGCCGTGTAGACAGGGCGGCTAGGAGACGCGCCAGCGGCGGGGTACTGGGTAATACTCATGTCGCTTCACCGCCCGAGATCGTCACCGTACAACCCGCTGCGGTTGCTTTTAACTGGATCGTGCCAGCTTCATCCAGAATTTGTGTACCGCACCACTGCACTGTGCTATAGCCGGGGACCGGCGTGTTGTACATGATGGCGTTTGTCGTACCGGGAGTCTCCCCTGCAATCACCAGAGAGACATAGACGTTGATCACGTTAGCCGTGGTGTTGCAGATATCAAACTCTTTGACATAGGCCCGAGTGTTCGCAGGCACTGTGTAAAAGATCTTGTACCCGGTGGTGATCGCCCCCTGCCCAAGCAGGTCTCCGACGATGTTCTGATACGCCATCACATCTCTCCGGAGTTCAGCCAGACCATGACATTTAAATTATTAACTGCCTTGATCAACTCGCTGTTGGTGTTGTCCAACTGAACGAAGTACAGACGAAGCTGGTTGGCAAACTTCTCCTGCTGCGCAACGTCGTACTGACGCGGCGCAAGGTTCAGGTTAGGTGCTTTAGGCGGCAGGATCGAAGGCATCAAGACCTCCTACCGTCAGGGCGGATATCAAACCGCATCGAGCCAAGCTGCCACGTTGTCCCCAGCGTATCGCTATCAATCCGGAACGACATTTGCCGCCCACGCACCCGGGTGTAGATCTGCGTGGTGTATTGCTCAATAGGGTACGTATTGGGCGGCACAGGTGGCTTCACGGTGTTGGTCACCGTGGGCTCATCAACAGGCGTGGTGTATGCGCTGCCGGGGCCGACACGCGGGTTCAGGGTCATCGTGATCTGCGGATACTCCGCAGTGGACTCACCAAACGTCACATCCGGCACCATCCGCCAGACAAACGCAAAGTTGTGACCGTCAGTGATATCGAAGTCCGATGTCTGTATGTAGGAGACGATGGGCACTGCATTTGAAGTTCCAAGCAAGAAGTCATCCACGCCATATTCATGAATAACGACTTGGTTAGGAATCGTATAGTTCACAGGCGAATACGCGACGTGTGTCGCTGCCGTTGTGCTCTGGACGCCCCGGGTGCACCCCGTCAAGTTGTAGCCATCGTTCCCGGTGTAACTGATCTTCTCCGAATCAATCTGCACCACACCGCTTGCCGGATAAGACAGGCCGTTGACCAGCGGGATAGTGGTCTGCACCGCTGTGATGTCACTTGGCAGGAACGAATTCTGAACGGCAAACACCGCCAGCGGGTACTGTTTGAGCGATGTGGAAAGCCACGAGGTCCGGTACATCGTCCCGTAGTACCAGATGTTCTCCAGATAGTTATAGATGATGTAGCTGTCGTTGATGAGGCTACCGCTTGACGGATAGAACCACCAGATCTCGTTGTATGCAGGGTTGCTCCCGCAGGAGACTTGGAATGCCTGTGCCTTGTTCAGGTTCTGGAAAACGTAGTTCCTGAGCGAGCAAGGGATGGTCTGCACCTGACCAGAGTACATATAAAATTTATCGACGCCCATCCAGTAGGTGACGTTGTTCACCGTGATGGCGGCGTTCGGCGACATGATGGACAGGTTGTCCATCAGCAACTGGAAGCTGAATACAAACGGCGCACCGATGTACTGCATGGAGTACAGCGCCGAGTCTGACCAGATCAGGATCTCCTGCCGGGTACTGCGTGCGCAGACAAGATACGACCCGTTAGCCAGAATTTGTTCGCCTGATTGGTTACTTGTCTCTGGAACCCACTCTGCCGGGTTGCTCTGATCCGACCAGCGGACAAGCATGGGGTTGAATGCCGTGGTGAAGTTCTGCGGGTTATAAGCGTTGGAGCCAATTGCAATGATGAACTGGTTGATGTCAGAAGACAGGATCTGATACGTCTGGTTAGGCACAAAGCGCCCGGAGTAGCTGAAGGTATACACCCCCGAAGAGCTACCGGTCGTTGGCGTAGAGATCGGCACGTTGACGCCGCCCCCATACGATGCCGTGACATATGTCCCCGCCGCGATACCCACACCCGTTACGATAGCGCCCCGGTTGATCCCCAGCGGATCACTAACAACAATCGTGCTGTCACCGGAGTTAAACGTCGCAGTCTTGGTCGTTTTTGTCAAAGACTCAGCATACGACTGCAACGTCACAGCACGGGCAAAGGTAGTGGTATCCTTGTCCCACCAATAGATATCCCCCGCACGCGGGGCGAACAGAAGATTCTCACCGAAGTTACACTGGCTCCAGAGCTTCAACTGCAAACCGGTCGTTGCAAGGCCAACTGACTCGCCCCACCCGCCGTTACTCCATGGACCAACACCCCAACCAGCACCTACGGTAGTAAACGTCGCCGCACCTGCGTTGACTTGGAATGCGATAGTTAGTGCCGTGGCGTTGGAGCCTGTTGCAGATGCAGTGGTAGCCGCCGAAATAGTGATGGTGTTACCGGTAGGAGTCTCAACGATCTCGTAAGTGCCAGAAATCGTCACCCCGTTGAACGAGAGTGACCCCGTAAACGTCACCCATGTACCGGGAGAGGCACCGTGTCCTGTGGCAGTGACCGTGACTTTCTTGCTGCCGTTTACCGTGGCGAACAGTGTGGCAGAGGTGGGGGCGTCGGTACGGAGCGGGGTGATGTCCCGATAGATCCCGTTGAACTCGACGTAATACTTCTCGGTGGTACCGACAGCAAGGAGGTTTTCGTCGTCGTTCGTCGCCCACGCAAAGAGCGAACGCGCCATGCCATAAAAGGTGTTGCCTGTGGAGTAGTTTCCCCAGCCGCCTAGCTGCTCCGGGTAGCCTGAACGGAACCGGACTTTGTCGCAGGCGATGTAGCCACCTTCGTTTGCGTAGTTGGTGTTCTCTTTATTGATACCCGGCTTGAACTCGATCTTCGTTAGCGGCATGGAATGCCCCGCTGATCCTAAACGCGCCGCTCAAAGTGCGGTACATCTTTAAATGATTTCCAAAACATGCCTGCGCTGTTTTTGGGATTCAGCGATTCCCAGAACTGTCCTACCGGAGTAAGGAGAGCGATGTCGTAGCAGAGCTTACCATCTTTGAAGAAGTTGAGGTCGATAGCGCACCGCTTGAGGTGGTTGCTGTTCATGGTCTTGGATCGACCTGTCTTCAGGTAGATCTCCTGCTGTTCCGTCGTACGGTACAGTTCGCCGCCCGTGACAACGAACCCAAGCTCAGTCGCTTTCTGGATCAGCTTGCACATATCCAACAGGAATTCAGCCTGCTCCGGGACGAGGCTCACTTGATTGCCTCCTTGAGTGCGTCGGTCTTCTCTTTGCTGCTGGAGCTTGAGCCGAAATAGTAAGACGCCACCTGCGTCGAGACGGCAGACAGTACGCCCAGCACGTAGATCAGGATGTCCTTCCGGGAAGGCTCAACCGGCGTGTTATCGAACATCACCATGCTGAACAGCCCCATCGTGATCCCGATGATTGCAAGGGCTAGGATTGGTGTGATGACCTTATTCAGCAGGGGTGCATTCTCTGCCGTCGCGATCTCAATTTCGCGCTTACGGGCATTGCCCGTGTCCTTCAGGCTGAGTTCATACTTCGCCAGATCGAGCTTGTTGTCTTCCAGTTTGATCCGGAGCAGTTCTTCCTCATGCTCCATCTGCGCCATCTGAAGCCGCGTGAGATCTTCTGATGTCATTTCCGGCGTCAGCTTTACGTCGAACTTCTTCTCGACGTAGTCCTTGCCCTTCGCCATCACGGCGTTGGCAATCAGCCCCAGACCATTAGTCAGAAGCTGCGAGACGATGGGAGCAAGTGGGAGCGCCATGGGTTAACCTATCAAAGCATCAAGCCGGTCTTGCGTAAGAACATTCGCTTGTACAAGGTACGCTGCGTTTGTCCGTGTAGCTTCATCATTAAAGTCTACGCCATTACGCGCCTTAGCAAGCTCGTACCACATTTCCAACAACGGATCAGTCTTCATCGTCGCGAGGAAGTTCAACGCTTCGTCACGAGTTAGGGCTTCGATGAAGGTAGCTACGGTATAGCTACTATACAAAGGCGCGGGAGGAGGTGGAGGAGGTGGTGGCTCACTAAATGTTGTGCCGTCATACAACCATCCAGCGGAAACTAAAGTTCCAGTTACATCTATAGTGTTTGGAATTTGATTAATTTCACTCGTAACAATAACGCGAGAAACAACACCATTTTCAACTATCGCTGCTCTATACATATTACTACTCCCACCATTGAATAATCGCAATTCCATCGGCACCGTTACCTCCGTTGAAATTGCGAGTCTGCCCAGCGCCAACCGATCCGCCAGTCATACCGCCACCGCATCCAGTGTTCGCCACTGCATTTCCACCGTTAGCCCCGACGTTAAATGCTCCTGAACCGTCAAGGCCAGAAGCACCTCCCCCAGTACCGAATCCTTTAAGTCCCATCCCCGGTAATAACCCGCCTCCGTGCACAGTTAATGCATTTATTCCTACAACTTGTGCTATCACATCGGCATTTGAGGGGGAAGTAGAAGCATAGAAAAAAGCGGATCCAGTAGAAGGAAACCCATTTCCGCTGCCATATCTAGCAGAAGCGCTAACTCCCGTAATCCCCGGAGCGTTTGAAGGACTACCGCCATGACCGCCTGTAGCAGTCAGTGTAGCGCCACCAGTTAATGTAGTAGCTGAACCAGCGGAGCCGGGAACATTACCACTAGCAAATTGCCCCCCTGCCCCACCCCCACCAATCGTTACAGTGACATCCCCAGTAACAGGTATCCAACGCTCAATAACCTGTCCACCTCCTCCACCACATGAAGCGTAACCAACAGTACTTGCGGCACTGCTGGTAAAACTTGTAGCACCTCCACCGCCTCCCCCGCCAACAATAAGAACGTAAATTGCAGAAACATTTGCTGGACGCCGCCAAACTCCTGTAGCGGTAAATACTTTAACAAGCGGCTGAACTCCTGCCGCCGATAAACCGGGAGTTGGAAACATCAGTAGATTCCCCCGTAAGCTACGACGTTCATCGTTTGTGCAACGGTTGTAGAAACAAACAAACGGTACGTCGAAGGTAGAACCATCGTGGTGTAATCTACAAACGTGGTTGCCGCAATAGTTGTCGTGGTATTTGGAGTCACAGCCGAAACAGCTATTTCATCAACCAGATAACTGTTTGTGCCGTCATTTACCCATACCCATACAAGGCAAGCTGAAGTTGTAGTAGTCGCAGTAATTTCAATCCGGTCAACCCGAGTACCGTCCGTACTCGTTGCCGTCAACTGAGTCAAACCAGTCGTACCTACAATATTTGATCGCGAAATAATAGTAGTGCCTCCAATACTTGCGATACCAACAATTGGTGACTCAGGAAAAATAGGTGCTGTATTAGCGGGCATGATCAAAATCCTCCGAAATTATAATAGGCATACATAGATGAAGCAGCGCTGGCAGTTGGAAATGTTGCGGGAAAATCTGCGCTAATCCATGTAGTGCCGTTAGACGTGAGCAGGTTACCGGAAGCGCCGGGGGCTACAACCTGAAATGCAGAAGTTCCATTACCCAGCAGGACGTTGTTCGCCGTAAAGGTCGCAGCCCCCGACCCGCCGTTCGCAACAGGCAGCGTACCCGATACATGCGTTGTGAGATCGATCTTACCCCATGAGGGAGCGACACCCACACCGCCTGAGATAAGTGCGTTGCCCGTGGCAACATCTGCGAGTGCAGACAGTGTCGTAGTGCCCGAGGCGTAGATGATGTCGCCGACCGCATAGGAAGTCAGGCCCGTACCGCCGTTACCGACAGCGACCGTACCAGTCAAACTAATATTCGGAGCCGCGCCACCACTGGAAGCTAGCGGAGATGACGCCGTAACGCCCGTGACCGTACCGCCCGCGCTGAAATAGTTAATAGCTTCAACAATATCAGTCCCGTCAGAGACTAATATCATTTTCTTGCCGTTGGGAACTACGATACCCGTCTGACCACTGACTTTAACCGTGACGCTGTAGCCACCCGTGGTGTTGTTATAGATGAAGTAGAGTTTCTTGTTGGACGGAACGACCATGTTCCGCACAGCCGTCAGTGCGCCCGTCATCTCGATATACATATTCCGCGCCGTGCCCGAAGCACCGTTTGGAATCGTGATGACTGTGTCTGCGCCGTCGTTAATCGTTTGCGTGACGTATCCGCTGACCGCTTGTTCGATCAGGGTGCCGAGGTTGGTATTCGTCGTATTACCCCAAGCGTTCGCTTGGTCGCCGGTCGCCAGCAATTCAATAGCAAGGTTAGTCGAATACGTACTGGCCATGCCGCACCTTTAAGCAATCTGTATGATGGACGAGCCTACGCCCGGGGGCGGGAATACCACCTTGAAGATGTTGTTCGCCGCTGTCTTGACCCCGCCAAACGACAACACGGCAACCGACCGGTTACTGTAACTGCTGTTATAGATCAACGCACCTGCCGCGCTGAATGCAGCGGGCGTCCACACAGCGTCAGCGAAGTTAATGTAAGCCGTCGTCGTAGGGGTCGCGCCGGTCACTGGTATCTGCGAGATGGTCAGCGTTTTACCGCCGGCAACATAGCCCGTGCCGGTGATCTCATCCGTGGTCGTATATACCGTCGTCGTCGCGTCAAGGTTAGCAAGACTGCTGTACAGCGCAATCTTGAAAACATCCTGCGTGTTGCTGGACAGCGCCCGATTGGTGGTGTTGAAGTTCGCACCACCGCTCAGGAGATCGACTTTGAATGTATTGGTCAGTGTCTGAACAATCGGCATGGCAACCCCTTATGGCAACGGAGCCGCACGCGGCATACCCACACGGTACACATCGCGCCGATTGAGACCCTCGCTCAAGCCTCTCAGGTTCCTAAGACCCTCTTCGTACTTGGCTTCGTACATCGCGATGATGTCCTGCTCGCCCTTCATATAGATGTAGGCTTCACGCAGGGTGCCGTACAGGAGAAGGTCACTGAAGTAGTTTCCAAGCCATGTCGTACCCGCTGTCACGATGGACTCCGGGTAATAGAAGTAGTGAAGCTCGACTTGGAAAGAAGCGCTTGGCGTAGGGCCAATGATCAACGTCTCGAAATTGAACTGCCCGTAGTATGCAGGGACGCCCGTAATGTCCGGGTCCGGGAACGACTCCCGGATGAACTCCACGTCTTTCTCCAGCAGATACGTCTGAGCGTTGGTCACCGGGTCGATCACAGCCAACGAATACGTCGCCAACCAATCGGAGGGCAGCGAGAGGTACTTGTTGTTGATCGTCAGCGTGCCTAGCTGGTTTTTCCGGAGCGTGTTGATCTGAACGGAGTTGTAGATCCGTTGCTCGGCAAACTGAACAAACGTCGGTATCAGGGAGACGAAAGACGACTCCGTATTCTCAGTGTAGTTCTGTACCGCCTGCACGAGTGCAGAGTAGTTCATCGCCATGATCAGTTGTTCTCAGCGGAGTCCGCCAGAAACTTCTTGCCCTTGGTCGCTGCCCCAGTACCACGCATGTCCATATAGGTTTTCTGCTTGGTGCCAGCGGGCCAACGCCCCTTGACCATCACGCCCGCCTTGCCGATATCCGTTTGGGGATACCCGTTGCAATTCGGGACAGGGACCGATTTGATGTTGCTCATTTCTTTTTACCCGTCTGGTTCATCGCACGGGCCTTGTTGCGCCCATACTTCATCCGATCCATAGAGGTAGGCCCACCGGCCTTCATCTTCTTCATACCCTTCATGCCACAGCCTTTGGCCATGATAGTCTCCTCATACGAAAGTAATGGTCACCGTACCTACGCTGCCCCGACCAATAAGGTCATTTGGGGTCAGCCCAAAATCGTTGCTTCGCGCACCGCCAACCGGTGCCCAGCCCCATTGAATCAGACGGCTACCCGTGACAGGCGCATAATAACTCGTATCGGGGCGAGGATCACGCACTGCCTGTGGATCTTCCACCGGGTACATACCTAGCTGAAGCTGCGGGTGATCAGGGGTCCAACATTCTGGACAGGCTTTAATGTTGACGTTTTTGGTCTTGATGACCAATGTCTTTAACTGGGAAAGTTTGTAGCGAAAACCACAAACATCACATTCAGCAATAGAATTTTTTGCAGAAGCAAATCTATTAGGCATCGTATCTAACTCTTGCTGGTATTTTCATACTAGCCCGTATATTTTTTAATTCATCTCTAATATCAATCCGCTTTTGCCAAACATCGTCAGGTATAGGATTACTTTTGTTCCCGTATTTTTTACCTAAAACATCAAACATTGGGTAATCTAATGCGGTTTTAATTTGTGTTTTTTTGACCACCGAGTACGGATATATTAATTTTAAAAATTCAATAGCTTTTTGATTTCTTAATGACCACGTATATTGCACGGCCCATCGTCTGGTTTTAAACGAACGATGATCAGAAGTCTTAATAGTCCCGCCAAGATAGGTTTGCATATGCTCAAGACAGGGCAGGCTAGTCTGTGTCAAAGTCGCGTATAAAGAAGTTCTCCACCCCCGACTGGATCTTGGGGATTTAGAATATTCAACAACTACAGAACCTTCCCCGTCAAAAAACCCTGCTACCCACGCTAGAAAAAGTGGATCGTGCACGAGGGGTTACCTCAGAAACGACTGGCGAGGAACGAACCTGACAGCAGCCTTCTCGCGGTCCTCATCAGCAGCCCGCTGCCACTCTTCCTCGTAAACTGCCTTGAGCGTGGCATTCCGCATCTCAGCGCCCGGGATCTTCATCGACAGATAGTACGAAAGCCCTGCCACCAGACAGGGGATCATACGGAAAGGCACGTCCTGCCCGTTCACCCCGTTGCCCGCATCCTGCATCCGGCGAAGACGCCAATAGACGAAGGTGTACGTGGTCGAGTTATCTGGCAGGGGCCAGACCGTGAACTGGGGCGGGACAGAGACACCGAGGCTATCCGTCGCACCGCTACGCCGATCAATCCGGACTTGGATCGGACGCCCCGTTGCATTCTTGTTGGGGATGGTCGCGTAGGTCGAGTTGGATATCCGGGTGATGCTGAGGTCGATCTGGTTCGTCCCCGTCCCGGTGCGGATCACATGGTCCAAGAGATCCACGGTGTCTACCGGGAGGTTATACGTCCCGGTGTTGTAGGACAGCACCTGCTGACCGGAGTCCAGCGTCCAGAGGTTGATCCCCCGGTTGGCCCACTCCATCAGCAGGAGGTTCAGGCTCCGACGCGCCGTACGCATGTCGTAACCCGTGCGAAGTTCAGCGCCACACCGCTCGTAGGCTTCCTCAACGATCTCGTTAAGATCGGGGATAAAAGATGTGGTCCCGCTGAGATTGGCAGCCATTACTTGCTCCGGGCCGCTCTCATGTTATCGATGAGATTCGGGTAAGGGCGACCAGCCGCCGCTGCAGCGGCTTTCGCACGGCGTTTCTTCTCAGGCGACAGGGGCTTCGACTTCTTGGCCGGGTTGGGCTTGTCCCATACCTCACCGCCTTTGCGGTAAAGTTTTACAGGCTCGTCCCCATCCCGCTTCATGACGGTTCGCGCTTTCGGCATTTTCTTGGGGTTGATGTCCCCCATGCCACGCGATGCCCTCATTACATCTTCACCATCTTGCCACGGGTCTTGCCCTTGGACTCGACGCCGCCGCCTTTGGCCATCTTCTTGCCTTTGTCTTTGTGGACACCGGGCTCGTACTTACGCTCAAGCTCTTCATAACGCTTCTTGGAGCCTGCGTAACGGCGTTCTGCCGCTTCTTCCTTCGGCGTTTCTTTGCCTTTGAAGATATCTTTGGCAGTCTTCTTTTTCATTTCTTCCGCTTCCTTTTGTCAGCGTTAACGAACTCTTTTGCCACTTTCTGGGGAATACCCATCTTCTTGGCAAAATCCGGGTTATGCGCCGCAGCCCGCATCGTGCGGGCTTGCTTTGGCGTCTTGCTTGGCATCAGACAAACCGGCCCTTTGTGCGGCCTTTCGACACGCAGCCGTCCGCTTTGCTGACATAGCCCCCGGACTTGTAGCCCTTCTTAGCGGGCTTCGGCTTGGGCGGGGGTTTCTTCGGGCCGGGGAGGGGCTTACCGGGGCCTACCTCAAGAACGTCCCGTGCTTCGGACTCTTCGTCGTAATCATCAGCCATTAGATATACCGCCCTTTCGTTTTGCCCTTCGTCACACAGCCGTCTGCCCGCTTGGAAGCGGAGCCAACCATGCCACCTTTCTTCATTTTGGCCACACGCTCACCCGAGTCACCGCGCAGCCTCTCGGCTACACGGCTATTTGGACCCAGCGACGCCAGAAACTCATCCATCTCGCTAGGACGAGACTTCTTGGGCGCAGCACGCTTGGGTTCCGCCTTGGGGGCGGGTTTGGGAGCGGCAGCGGTTTGCTTAACCGGAGGTGTCTCTTCAGGGACAGAAGCTACATAGGCAGGCTTCTTTTTTCCCGCTGCAACCTCAGTAATTCCATCATCCGCTGGGGGCTTCTTAGCCTTACGACCAAGCAGATTGTTGGTTTCTGAAGCAGGGCGATAGCCGGGTTGCCCCTTGGCGTAGTATCCCCTACCAGTAAGTTTGGCCCACGAGCTTCTGTCGGTCGGGTCAGTGTAAGGGCCTGTACCGGTCAGCTTCTGCCATGATGAACCTACTTTCCGTTCAGCCATCGGCCTCTCCCTTCTTGAGAATTTTCTGAACTGTCTCGGTCTCGTAGATCCGGATACCCGTCCAGATGATCGTAAATAACGCGGCGACTTCGGGAAGCATGTCAACCAACGCCCCGACTGCAGTGAAAATGGAAAGCCCATCGAGGACGTGTTTGAAGTGTTCTGACCATGTCTGCCCGTGCATGTCAGCAGTTCCACGCTCGCAAGGATTTGTTAATGCGGCTGTTGGGGTCTTTGGCCGTCTTCTCACTAGTGAGCTTCTTCTTCATCCCTTTCATCCGGGCGCAAAAGGAGTCACGGCGAGCACCGCCTTCGGGCTGCGGACGCTTCAGCCCGGGCTTGCCGGGGTTGGCTTTGTTGTAAGATGCCCGGCCTTTGGCGTTCAAACCCCCTGCGGGGTTCTTGCCCTCTTTACGAGTCCACGCTGGGGTCTTAGCCATATGCGCCTCCGCTTTGTGTGAGTAAAGCAGAAAAGATATCAGTGATCAAGGGACTGGCCCCCAACCGGGTGTTTGCGTTGTATTGATGTTACCCCAACCCGGCACGTTGGTGGGGGACAATACCCCCCAGCCGGGGGACTGCGCCGTGTTGACTGCCGCCCATGTGGGTATGACCCCACTGATCTGGAAGGCGTCGTTCTGAAAGGCGTCTAGCTGGAAGGCCAGCCCGCCAAAGACCTGAGCCGAATTAACAACCGCCCAGTTAGGGGTTTGAGCGTCGTTAATATCGGACCACGGCATCGTCAGGTCTCAGGGGGTTTGGTCAACGTCGCATGGAGGTCTTGGACCGCTTCTTTGAACCATGCCATGGCGAACTGCTGGAACTCTTGACTCCGGGGCACGATGGCAGCGTGCATCCCGTTACCCCACACCGCTTGAAGGTCACAGTCATACCCGTTAGGATTGACGGTCTTGTCCGTATGCGGAGCGTTCGCCATCCGCCACTCCTTGGACAGGTAATAGAACCCCATCTCCGAAAACGGCTCTTTGTGGGTCGGATCGCCGTAGAACCGCGTAGACGCCCAGTGCGGGAAGATCAGGGTACATTTCGCCCCCGGCTTCAGGACGCGATACAACTCATTGAAGAAGTGGACTCGCTGCCACTTCCCCTCAAAATTGGTCAAGTGCTCGATGAAGTGACTGGAGAACGCTTCGTCTACTGAGTTGTCTTCCCAAGGCCAACGGTCGGAGCCGATGTCCATAACGACATCTACGCCTTCCATCTCATACTGGTCCACACCAATAAAGTCTTTCTGCTTGTTCTTACCGCAGCCGAGATCGATCTTTACCATGTCATGTCCTCAATACCAAATGCACCAGCCAAATCGTAATGACCTACCTTCACTGAACAGTCTATTGCGCAACGGTAGCCATACTTTCTCGCATCACCCCAGAAGTAGAGATCCTGCGTCCCAACCCCTTCACGGCCAGCAAGCGTCTTGAACCATGGACGGCGCAGGCGCTCGTCTTTGAACATGGACAGACGCCAGAGGTTAAAGCCCATCCCGGTGCCGCAGCACTCAACAAGACCACCCTCCGGGTCAGGCGGCTGCGGTCGGAAGTTCAGCACGGGGTCTTTGGGATCGCCCCAGATCTGAGGTTGCCCGCCCGGTCCCTTGGTCCAGTAGAGCCCGCCGATACACGAGAACTCCGGGTGCTCCTCCATCCGCTTGATGAGGCGCACCAGCCCATCCGGAGGCGGGATATTGTCATGCTCAATTGTCAGCAGGTACTCCCACTGACTGAGATCCGGGTGGTTGAGGATCTCTTGGATTGAGTTAGAAAAAGCCTCACCCACCTCCATCCCGATAGCTGCCATACGGTGTGCGCCTTGGTTAGGCGGGAACACCAGACCGCAATGGGAGAGATAGACTTTGGTCGGGATCTGCGCCCCGGCGGGGATCAACATGATCACCCGCTGCTTCTTCCAACTACCACCCTGTATGACCCGAGTGGTTGACTCAGCCAGATTTTCGTTATGGATACCGGAGTCGAGCGAGACGATCTGTGGCTTCATAGGCACTTATGGACTGTAGTAAACAAGATAAGTTTGCGCAGGCAATGGGTCTGCGGGGTCTACGACGATATAATAACCTGCACTGATAGAATAGCAAACTCGCCACTCTTTGCCATCCACAACGATGATTTCCATGATCAGAAAGTTCCTGATTGGAAGATGATGACAGGCGGTCTAAATGCGTTAGCAACCGTACCGCGAATTTCCGAGAACGCAACAGAGACAGGTAAGCCTGCGGTATTAGCGCTGTAGTAACCAATACCGGGAAAAACTTGATTTGTTGCGTTTACAGCCGATCCCCAAAGACCGCGATAATCTGAGTTCAGGTTGGATCGCAGTAACTGACTGTAAGTTCCGTTTGCTCCCGCAGAAGAAGAACTAGAAACTGCAGCTAGATAATATTCCCCCTGTGTGAGCGTTGTCGTAAAAGGTATTGTTAGTTGGCGAATACCTGAATACAGACTGTAACTACCTACAGTACCGCTTTGAGTTGCAACAATAGAAGTTGATGTACTTGAAAGTCGCGAAATAGTCGAACCGTTTTGTGTATAAAGTCCTACCCAAAATGAAACAGTATGCGATCCGGTAGAGTTAGTGGCGTTGCTATTATATATCATTAAACCAAAACGGTCGAACTGAACCGCGTTTTCAAGATCAATATGATCAAATATCAAAGACCCCTGACCAACGGGGCCAATAGACTGAATTACGTCGTTGTAGTGGTTATAGCCAGACAAAGTATATATATTTGCCCCTATAATACTTATTGTAGCGCCAGCCGTATCGTTAAGCTGCCCTAATGTAATGTTATTATAAGCGGCAAATACAAGACGGGTTCCCGTAATACCTGACGATAGAGCTGTATTTGTATTTCCTAATGAAGAAATTCCTGCTGAAAAATTATTTCCTGTTTGGTTAATGGAGATCGTTGCTCCGTTCGCATCAGTGGACTGACTAAGAGAGATATTGTTCGTACCAACGAAGACGATGCGAGTGCCGGTGATACCTGTCGAACCTGCCGTGTTGCCGAGGTTAGACACACCGCCCGAGAAGTTACCGCCACCGCCGCCTGCTGTAATAAAGGCTGGAACGCCGAGACTCAAACCACTACTGTTCAGTGTCCCTACAACAGCCGTACCCGTAGTCGTTGTGCTAGTAAAACCGGAACCAACGATATTTCCAGATGCTTGAGTCTGAACGGATTGCGTAGGTACGGTGTAGCTCGCCGTAATTTGATTGCTGCCCGACATTCCGAACGAGATGCCGTTGGAATTGGCGAAGTTAACAGTACCGCTTGTCGCTGTTTGTGTACTGGCTCCTAGCGCAACGGCTTGAGCAGAAACGCCAATCGTACTGCCGTTAGAACTCAGGCTGATGTTGTTGCCTGCTGTAATCCCCGAAGTTGCGGGGGCCGAGATAGCAATCTGAGAGTTGTTAGTTCCGGACAACGTGACGTTGATACCGGAGAAGTTAAGCGTATTGCCAGAGGCCGTGCTGTTGCCTGCCGTGTTACCAGACAGGTTTACCTGCATGGAAGGTACGGTGTAGCTCGCCGTGATCTGGCTGCTCTGCGACATCCCGAACGTGATGCCGTTGGAATTGGCGAAGTTTACGGTGCCAGATGTTGCGGTCTGTCCACCGGCTGCAGCAGCGATACCACCACCGCCACCACCCGTTTGATTGATGGAGATCGTCGCGCCATTAACATCGGTGGACTGACTGAGGGAGATGTTGTTGGTACCAACGAAGACGATTCTTGTCCCCGTAATACCGGTGGAACCTGCGGTGTTGCCAAGGTTAGACACACCACCTGAGAAGTTGCCGCCACCGCCACCTGCTGTAATAAACGCAGGTACACCGAGATTCAAACCATTTGTATCCAGCGTACCGACAATCGCCGTACCCGTAGTCGTTGTG